TCTGTCTTACGAAGTCTAGCCATTAGAATTTCCCTTCAAGTCTTTTAATTTCATCCTGAATATAGAAGATAGCTTTTTCAAGATCTTGGATTGTCTTAGCTTGGTCTTTAAGTCCTGCCCTCCACAGATACTTAAATGCGTTGCCGACATTAAAGTTGCGGTGGCGTGTTATCTGGATGCATTCAACTCCGCTTGGGTCTTGTGTATAGTGTGGTGGGTGGTTAACTTGGTCTACTGTAATTTTAAGGTTATCACTCATCGTTTACTCTTTCTTAGTCCGAACTTTGCAAGGTATACATAGATTGTTTCAACACTCGTTCCACACTCTTTAGCAATCTCCTCTGGAGTCTTGCGATCAATGTGATAGCGTTTGCGAAGCCAAGCTTCTGATTGATATAGTTTAGCACCCATAAACCTATTTGTCAACCTTCTCCCAATTATTAATAGCCCAGTGACCAATTCCGATAGCGTCTGCCACGTCATTATCACTAATAGACTTATTATAATACGTACTAACATAACGTATTGTTTTGTTTTTTCTGATTTCACGTTCTTGCCCCTTATACCAAGATTCAGACTTGCCTGGATTATCTTTGCGAAGCTGCTGCTTTTCTACCGCAGATAATTTTGTATTACCAATAAATGATTGCCAAGTAATTGGGTTAACAGATCCACCTATCCTGATACCGTTGATCTGTGCAGCACCTAGCATAGCTCCCTGAACTAGTGCTAAGTCTGCAGCAGTCTTTGGACTATTGATAAATACTGTATGCTCAATAACTATGGAATCAATATTAAATTTTTTAAAAAATGCTACACACTTTCTTGCAGCATCTCCAACTTTTTCATATGCATTACGACCAACAAAGTTAATTTTGCCAAATCTAATAAGTGACTTGTCTTCAAAAATAGCAAAAGCCAAACTGTTGGTGCTTGCATCTATAGAACAAATAGTTTTAGGGGCTGTGTTAATCAAGCTCAATTTTACCATCAGCAATCCCCTTCAACTCTTTTAAAATTTTATTTACTTCGGATGGGTTTATATCGCATCCAGAACAAGTCTGTTCATCGTTATAGATAGATAGTGTAGACCCACAGTTTTTACATTTTCTGTTCTTGCGAGATGCCTTCTGTAATCTATTTCTTGCATAACGCTCAGCTATCTTTTCTCTAGTAGCTAGTTCCCTACATTCAGGGGAGCAGTATATCTGATAAGATACATTTGGTTTAAACTGATTATCACACCATTGACAATGCTTCATCTATTTGCTCCAGTGACTTAATTTGTATTGTCCCTGGACCAGCAATATCGCAAGTTGCCCTAACTGGACACGTCTTGCAAATTTTTGAGTTGGATCGATAGTTCTTAGTAGGAAGAGTTTTATTCTCCCAAGCACTACGAACTTGTCGCATCCAATCAAATGCGGAGTCTACCCACCCCTTAAGGTAATCGTTCAGGACTACTGGGAGTACAAGCAACTCGTGGTTATTCTTGTTCTCATAGATTAGTACTGCACGTTCCCTTCCAAGAATCTTCATATAGATAAGCAACTGTACAAGGTGACCAAGTTTTGGCTTCCCTGCGGCTTTACGATATTCAAATCCTTCATTTGGCATTGTTTTAATTTCGCCAAGCAAGTCTTCTCCACCCCATTTAAGAATTACGTCACCGTAACCAAAGATGGGTGGATCCTGACTTGTAATTTTAAATTCAGAGTCAACTAGGAGGTCTGGCACGTTTGCCATAGCTTGCTGGATACGTTCGTGTGACTTAGTTCCAGCAGTCATATTGGCTCCACCATATGCATCTGCATTATCTGTAAATGTTGCACCCTCAAAAGCAATGTACCAGTAACGAGGACACTCTCCGTGGGAGAATGCAATTGTACTGGGGGCAAAGGTCTTCTTTTGCTGGTGCTTATCAACACGGTTAATAATATATCCGTGCTGAATCTTTTTGATTAGCTCGTCAGTGTCTAAGAACGATGTCTTCTTGTCATTAGCACCCTTGAGCATAACCTGGTTTAGTAAATTTTTTGCCATAATGTTTTTAACGAGTAATATATTTAAGTGCAGCAACTAGCTCATTGATTGAACTAGCGGCTGTAAAATAAATATTTTTCTTCGCCCTATCTCCCTTATCTACGTTTGCCATCCAAGTAGCCTTGAATGACATCTTAGCAGCAATGGCTTGCAACCGAACAATTTCAATAGAGGCTACCTGTGCAGGAATCTCTGGCTTAAAAATGATCTTTGCAATAAACGTAAGAGCTTCGGTAAGCTCTTCATCGTTCATAAAATCAGCGATCTCACTGAGACCATTGACTCGTTCTAATGTTGTCTTTGTTTCTTCCATTGTTTCCAACTTCTACTATCCTTCTATTATACACTACTCAGATGGTTCAGTCAATTGTTCTAAGATACCCAGCTCAATGACTGCTAGTCTTACTTTAGAATTACCCTCGCCAAGTACAATAATAATTGCTGGGTCTTTGTTACCACGAATTGCGTCAGTCGTAGCTTTAGCCCAAACTTCCTTATTGATAGTAAATGATTTCGATACCTCTTTAAAGTCAACAACAAACTGTCCCCAAGTAGCATCACCTTTGGTCGTATTACGTCCAGAATTTTTGTGTTGTTTTGCACCAATTCTCTTACTCTCGTTCTTCTCGCTCATACTGCTCCTTACGTTTTTTAGTATTGAGATCAACCTTGCTCAAGTGTCCATCTGGGCATAGCCAGGTAAGCTCTTTTAGTGTCCAGTACCACCTAATTGATTGCACCTGTGTTTTGCAAGTATGACAACTAAATGCACCCTTATACACATCGTACTTAGCTGCCATTTAGCTGATCCTCAATAGACTTTCTAAACTCGTCGTTTTCTTTGACATAGTTAATAAAGGCTTCTCTACCCTGAACCTTCTTATCCTCAGAGACAATGTACCAAGCACCTGTACGAGATACTATACCTGCCATCTCAGCGGTGTCCACAAGGTCTCCAATAGCATCAATTCCAACATTAGCACCACGGAAGTAGAAGTCGTATTCACCGCTCTGAAAGCCTGGAGAGGTCTTAGAGAACTGTAATTCCCACTTGACCTTACGACCAATCTTTTCTTCAATGAGTTTGTCTCCTACTGGAATCTTGCCCTTGATAGCCTGATTGTCAGACTCAGACGAGAACAACTTGATAACAGTTGAGGAGTAAAACTTAGTAGCCTGTCCACCTGTTGGCTGTTGCTGAGTATACATTGCAGAGATGTTGTTGCGTGACTGTGAGATCAGGACAAATAATGTTGGCTTGACTTTGTTGTTAGCATAGTTAATCATCTTCCAAGCGTTACTAAAGTCACGAGACTCTGCACCAATTTGCTTGGTGTTTTCAAGCTGCTTAAGTTCATCAGAATCCTTCTCAAAATAGATGGCAGGTAGTAGTGATGTAATAGAATCAACCACAACCATATCTACTCCTGCATTGATTAGTGCTGTGCCTACATCTACCATCTCATTAATAGTACGAGCCTGTGAGACAATGAGGTTTTCTGTGTCTACCCCAAGCTTCTTAGCCCAAGCTTCATCATACGACATCTCAGCATCAATCCACGCACAAAGCTTTCCCTCTGCTTGTGCAAGACCAACCATCTGAAGACAAAGAGAAGACTTCGCACTTGACTTTGACCCCCAGATAAGAATCTGACGACCATATGGAAGTCCACCACCCAAAGCACGATTTAGACCGTAGCTAGGGGTAGGCTGGAATTCAGTTTTAAATCCTGCACCGTTAGATAGACGCTTGCGGATGCGTGGGTCTAGCTGTGCTAGTGCTTCTTCCATAGTTGTCATTAGATAGCCAACTTGTCTAGCTTTTCTGGAATGTATCCAGACCAACTATCGTTATCTGTAATCACTACAGGTGCTGATCGATATCCCAAACTAATCAATCTATCAAGTGCCGTGACATCGTTTGTAATGTCAACAAGGTCATACGATACATCGATCTTATCTAAGTGACGCTTGGTAGCCTCACACTGTACGCAATTTGCTTTTGTAAATACTGTTACTGCCATTAGAATTTTACTCCGTGTTTCTGTGGTCGTGACTTATTGAAAGCCGTCTTTTTTTCAAATGCCTCGTCTAGCGAGATGTGTGTGTATTCGTGCTCTACAAGCCCAGCGTAGAGATCAAGTGTGCGGATGATAATGTCTGCCATCTCGTCTGCTACTTCTTCTGGACCCTTTGATTTACGAATAGCCTCCATAACCTCAACTGCTTCTGACACAATCATCATTAGCTGTTTAGCCATAAAGATATCCTTCTGCTCCTGTGATGCATCTTTAATTACATCCCAGAAACCTTTCTCTACTGCAATCTCGTGCAGGTGCTTTGTTACTTCATCAAACATCGAATACATCCTCCATAATTGTTGTTCCGTCTTTTGTCTTACCAAAAGAGAATTTATATACGTTGCCTTCCCTAATCTTCATATATGCCTTGGCAAATGTAGTTGGGAAGATTGTGATTGAGTGCAGATCTCGTGAAGAGTCTGCCACTACCATTGATGCCATTTTCTTACCAGCTTTAGTAATACGTGGTCTGAATGACACAACCATCATCTGGTCGTCTGTATATGGTAGCATACGGTAATTAAGAATCTTTACAAGACCTGAATCATTACCCTTGATTTCATCTGCAGGGATTGCCGTAACAATACGATTATCACTTGCAAGAATAAGATAGGTACGTCCTGCTTCAACCTTAGATTGTTCTTCATCAAAGATACCGATGGCACCTGTCTTGTCTAGTATCTCTACTCTTGACCAGCCCTTGCCTCGCTTGATGCCCTTGACAATTCCCATAAGAATAAACGAACCCTTTTCCTCGTACTCTTCAACGTCATTGATAAATGCGTGATAGTGCTGTGGAATTGTTGTGTTGAACTCTGGTAGGTTTAGGTACTCATACAAGTTCTCACGAATCTCTTGGTCGTTACGAGGCTGGTCTGGGAACGTTGCAGCACCAATCAGACGTAGTGCTGACAATGCACGAGAATTAACTCCGTTGCCCTTACCAAACGAGAACTCTTCAAGTTCTTTGTATGAGTTGAATGGTCGTGCAGCAATGTACTTCTCAGCAATGTTATCACTAATAAACTTAATACCACTGAGACCGAATCGAATACCCTTGCCCTCAATCTTGAAGTCAGCATCTGAATCGTTGACGTGTGGTAACTTGATTGGGATACCCATACGCTTTGCTTCGATAAGATACTCTGTACGAGCATCCTTGTCCTTCTCGTTCTTAAGAAGTGCAAACATAAACTCAATTGGATAGTAGTACTTGAGCCAAGCAGTCCAGTAGGAGAGCGTTGAGTATGCTACAGCGTGTGACTTATTGAATGAGTACCCAGCGTGAGCCTCAAAGTCGTGCCACAGTTCTTCTGCCACTTCTGGACGAACGTGCTGAGAAGCACCCTTAACGAATCGCTCTTTGAACACATCAAACTCACGAGCGTCTTTCTTCTTACCAATGATCTTACGAA